CTGAAAGATCTTTAATAGCACTTTGAACATCAGGACGTAAGCATCTCATTTCAAGCATAGTTAGGAATAAACCTCTCATTACCAATGAGTTAGCAGCGAAGTAGTCTCTATTCTCGATGTATTGAGTTGGGTACATTACAGCAACTTCAATGTAATCGGTATCAAGAGTATAGAAGTTAGAGCCTAATACTGCATCAGCAGTTGATAAAGATTTTGGTGTATTAGGATCAGGAAGAATAGGAACGCCACGGTATGTAGCAAGCTGGAAGCCAGCGCGTGTACCAGGATATGTTCTCTCATCACCTGCGCCTACGATATAATCAGTAACATCTACGAATCTCTGTTGGGCCTGTAGAAGTTGATTGAATTTATCATATTGGTCTAAACCAGTAATCATTAACTTAGGTTCGCCTCCGTTTTGACGGATAGATTGGAATTGGCTATCAACTAATGTTAATGATAAAGGTCTACCAGTACCTGAGTTGTACATTGTTCCCATTGCATTGGCTGCAGCAGCATATCCACCTGCAGTTCTTGTAGTTAGGTTATAGATGTTAGACTTTGCTCTACCACCGCCAGGACCATCAGAAGCTGTTGAATCTGCCATGCAGACATCATCGATTGAGGTAATACCATTTCTGGATTTAATGTAAAGAACTTTGCCGTCTCCACCACCAGTTGAACATGTGTTTACAGTTACTGTACCAGAACTTGTATTAACACCAGAAACTATGATTGCTGAACCATCAGCAGCTGTTTCTTCATAAGTAGCTGTAGTTGTCCATGAACCAACTGCATCACCAACCTTGAAGTTAGCAGCTTGTGCCCATCCAGCAGCCGCTCCACCAATTACGAATGTAGTTGCTGAACCACCAGATTGAAGTAATGCTGAACCTGCCATTAATTCGCCATTAAGTTCAACAATATGGTCTCTAGAAGCAGCTTCTTGTTCTACAGCGAACTGGTTTCCGATACCACCTTCAAGTCCAGAAGTAGCCTGAGCTTTCAAACTTACACCGAAGGTTGTAGCGATCTGTTTAGGATATGAGTATACGCCCACGTAGTTAGATACATCAATTGTAGGAAGAGTACCTGTTTCAGTTACTGGGCGTGAGCGACCAGAACCTCTATCAGTTCTTAAACGCCAACCGACTGTTGGACCCCAATCTACTTTCTTCAAAGCGTTGAAGGTAACTGTCTTGTTGTTTAGTGAATCCCAAACCTTTTTGCCGTATGTTGCGGTAAATGTGTCAGAAACCTGAAGGTAAGTCTGTTTTCTGAAGAAATCCGGTCCAAACAAATAACCAGAAAGAGGACCTGATACTCTGCCACCAGCACCGCCACCCATAGAGCGTTGGGCTTGAGATAAATATTCACCTAAAGAATAATCAGACATTTATTTATCTCCTTATTTTCCGAAGGCGTTAAAGCCGCCGGTCTGTTCTCTCATAGCATTAATTTCTCTCCAAGATTTCTTAGAAAGATCTTCTACAATGCCTAGAGCTTGTTTTTGCTCTTTCGAAACATTACTTACTATACTACCTATACTATCTTCACTCTTTTTTACATCAGCGGTCTGATCAATACCCATTCTAGAACCAGGAAGTTTTACAACATCCGGAACTGAAGGATGGAAACCCATCTTACGAAGCATTACATCTGTTTCAGCTTTTACGCATTTACGAATGTATGCAGGATCAACTGTTTGTGTTTTCTGTGATTTAGCTAACATTGCAACCATACTCTTTAATAGAGATTTAATTTCTTCTACATCTTCTTGAGGAAGTTCTTCACCAGTTTCTTCTTCTTCAACCTGCTCTTCAGGAGTTTCTTCTGTTTCTTCTTCTACATTCTGTTCATACTCTTCATCTTCCTTTAAAAGAGTAGATTCTTTTCCATCATCGGGATTTGTTGTTCCAGCAATAGGAGAAGATTTAGGAATAGCTACAAATTCTTTTTGTGTAATACCATCACCAGGAGCATTATCACCATTTCTGCCACCAATTATTGGTTTCTGACCTTCACCTGTCTTAGGTGGTTTACTGATTCTTGCTTTTTCCTGAGTAGTATCTGCTTTAGATAGATATGCTGACATATCCTTTAAAACAGCTAATACCTGAGGCATTAATTCATTGGTTTGTGTCACTTAACTTTACCTCCGTAATAAATACAGTGTATT